GTTGCGGGATCCTCTTTTGCCTTGCTCCTAGACCGGGAGGTTGGCAAGTAGCATCTGCTACCTGCTTGTGAGCGTCAACGTTATAGGGAGGCTGCTATGCAGCTGTTTCATAGCAATCGGGGACGTCACGTTTCCGATACCCGAAAGGGTAGAGAACGTGGTATCTCCGACGTGCTGGTTGCAGCTGTTCTTGCAGCAGCCCTAGCGTTGGCGCTTACCCTCAGCGGGGCTGAGGGGGAAGAATTTCACGAGTGGTATAAAACCATCCGTGAGCTATTCTTCCTTCTTTGACCAGCATCCAGAGTACGTCTCCTCGCTGGGAGAGGGACCTCTTGACGAAAGCGTACTAAAAGATATTGAGTTATTCCGTGTGGAAAGTGTACCTCCCATTCCTGGCTTTAACCCCGGATGGACCCTGCAAAGGGAACTACCCGTGTTGAAGTTCAGGTTGGAGGGGAGCACCTACCCACGATTTTACCTTTCTATCTTGAAGTACGTTAAAGGCAAGAAGTTCAGGGCTACTGTCAGGATCTTCGTGAACCTTACTCGTAAGGGTAAGTATTCATTCATTTCCGGACCGAATCCCCCGTACCGCCTTTCTGCAGCAAAACTGCGAAGGGTTGTAGCGCCTCTTGTTTCCAAGATGCGTTCGCCCATGCTACGTCCGATATCTTCAGCTGTTCGGCCGAGTCCTGAAGTCATCCAGATACCTTATAAGAGAATAGTCGAGATAAATGGGAGTCAGACATTGACTCTCCTTACTCGACCCTTTTACAGGCGTACCTGGAACGGCGTTAGGACCCCCGGCTTTCACAGTTTGAAGAAGAGACGCTTACCGGTTAATCCGTTGAACGTCTTTATCGAACACTTAGACAGAGACATGCTTGTTCAGTCCCAAGTCCAAGCTTCGAGTGGGGATTACTCCATTCTAGTCGATGCCTTTAGTAGCGTGTATAGCGTGCCGCCTGAGCTTGGCCATAATAGCCAGGCTGAGAACAAGGCAATTAGCAACCTAATCAAGCGTATGAATGTGCAAATTGATGCTAATCTTGCACAGGATTTCGCCCAAATAGGTCAGCTGACGAGATTGATAGCCGGGACGGCTACCAACATCGCCGGTTCGATTAACGCCTTAAGGCGAGGGAATTTTGCATTAGCTGCTTCTAAGTTGAAGCGCTTTCGCAATACTCTCTCACCTCAAGCAGTTGCGATTCAAAAGCAACTGACGGGTCGTAATTACACCCTTGCAGCTAATCGACTATTTGCCGGAGGGAACCTAAGATATGGTCCTGGAGGTGGTCCTTCCGCGTCAAAGACGTTGGCCCAAAACTGGCTAGCTCTTCAATACGGTTGGAAACCCCTCCTTCACGATATCCACGGAGCCTTCGAGTCCTTGTCCATATTCAATGAGGACGAGGACTTCGTTCGTGCGGTAACAGCTGTTGGGACGGCAACGTCGGAAGGTAAGGGGTCCTATTTCTTGCGCAACGTCTCTGCAAATGGTCTCCGCGGACGATATTTCGTCAACGGTAAGACCAAATGCAAGATTAGCGTTCGATTTAAGATCCAAGACCCCCTCAAGTCGTTTCTGGCTCAAACAGGCTTCACAAACCCAGTCAACCTCGTCTGGGAAATACTGCCATTCTCGTTTGTCGTTGATTGGTTTCTTCCAGTAGGTCCCTTTCTTGAGACTTTATCGTCTTATGACGGGTTAACCTTTCTAGAAGGTAGCCGAACCAACTTCACTCGAGAGGTGGCACACTCCGTAGTCGACTACGCCGGTGCAGCTCCGTTGAATCCAACCGTCACAATGATCGATCATGGCGACTATTCTCGAGAAACGGTAAGGTTGAATCGGACTCGTCTCGCGACGTTTCCGAAACAGTCTTTTCCCGTCCTTAAGAACGGTTTAGCCTCGGTTGATCATGCGTTAAACGGTTTGGCTCTTCTCAGAGCTGCATTCAAGCGTTAGGAGGACCGACTACATCCTCAGTTTAACTAAGGAGTACTCACTTGTCTGCTATTGCAGCCGTGAAATTGTCCACTATCGCGAACGTGTTGGCAAATCAATTGTCCACCACGGACGCGGCTATTGGATATGACACGACTTTGAGCCCCGAACGGATTTCGAACGGGGTTGCAAGGTACGTGGATCGCGCCGCTTCTGCGTATGTCGGCGCTATCAGCATGACTCTGAGCGTCCGGCCTCCTACCAAGGATAGCCGGGTGACCAAAGTCACGCACATGCTCCATTACCC